ATCAGAATGTCATTGGGCTTGGTATGAAGTGGATGAATTAGAAGATGCTATACTACGTCTATATCCCGATAGACGGTAACAATAGGAGGTTCATCATCATACGAGTAATAACGAATTGATACACCAAAAAGTTTCGTCATTTCTGGATCAATTTTTTTATTGATTTCTATTTTCCAATTTTTTATAGTTGTTTGAAAATATTCAATTCCATTATCTGAAAATACAGAAATACGCATGAACGGCTTACTGCGTACCTTTCTCATATATTCGTATACAGCCTCGGGTAAAGGTGATGCCCTCATGTATGCTGATTTAAGGACATCAATAACGTAGTATCCATGCGAATCACAGATTATATTGACTTGCATTTCAGGAAACCCTTTGATAAATGCTTCAAAATCTGCATTACTGGGGAGAGATGCGAATATGGGTGTGTTTTGACATATAGTTCCGTCATGGTGACCGATACCTGGATGCGTGTGAAAGGACATTTCAGAATACCAAACTTTATCAATTTCGGGACCTTCGACACAGTTCCGTTTTTTTGATGTAACGATAGTTGGTTTACTAAACTTGAAATTTTTGTACTCGATATTACCTGCAAATTCCCATTGTTTGACAGAAGATAACTTACTCACTTCTTTCAAATCATGAACTACTTCACGAGAGAATTTTATTCTCTTCTTTCTTATTGCCATATTTGGGCGCATGAGTCTAAATTTCATTGACACTAACCTGTTATACACTGAGAATTTATCGCGTTTTGTTTTTAACTACAACTAAACCTTGAACATTTGGTGGGAAATCCAAGAAGAACTTTCTTCTCTCCGTAGAATTCTGTGCCGCGAACCGCGTTATACCGTTTATATTTTCACCAGCTACAAGTGCTCGAATGTAATCCATGAACGTTACGTAGAATGTGGTACACACACCCCGGTTATTATTGGCTTGTAAGTTTGGACCGTTATAGTACCTCACGGTGCCATTGGTGACTCCCCATAGTTGTTTGATGATTGGTACTATTTTTTGGCGCATGGTTCTACCCCAAATGGAACTAACCGACGCTTCACCATGAGGGTCAAAGACCCACATCCTAAACCCAGATGCGTAAACACCCGGATCGACTAAGACACTTACAGCATGAGCGTTGTCTGGACTTCGCATACCTACCATGAAAAAGTACACCTGATTAGAGGCGGCAATCCTAGAAGACGTATTCGGTGTACCATGGCGTTTAATAATCGTGTCTATGTTTTTTATGATACCATATTGATTCGTGGCTATGGTGTAGTCTAAAAAGGCAGACACGACACTCGCATTATCGAAACGTTCCTTTGCTCTTTTCATGTACCGCGGAATACCAGCATATCCACATCCCATACCCCTCCCAGCTACGAGGTTTGGTAAATTAACTTCCCGCTTTCGGTACCCTCTAGCTTGGTTGTTATTATTGTTAGTGTTACTATCGGAGTTTTTACGCTTACCTAAAACACTTTCTTTATTCATGGTCGCGTTTCCACTCGAATTTCTCTCTATGCGTCTTGCCTTTCGGGGTCCGGCCTGTGGCATATTAACATTTACCATCTTAAGATATATAGAGAAATTTTTAGTTTCTTTATAAATGAAGTGGGATATTGAAAAAATAGTGAAAGAAGTATATTCAGAATTAGGACCTGGTTATAGTGAGAGAGTGTACCACAACGCGGTTGAGGTTATACTGAGAGAGAAAGGTATCCCATATGAATCTGAGAGACACATTTTGGTTAGGTTTAGGGGTCATGTTGTTGGACAGTTACGAGCTGATATTATTATAGACGATACCGTGATACTAGAGCTCAAGGCTATTAAGACTCTCACTGATGGGATGGATCAACAGGCTCGAAAATATCTTGACTTGACAGGACTGAGGACGGCGTATCTGGTAAATTTTCCTCTTCAACCGGATCGGGCGGTTGAGATTCGTAAACTTGCATTAGGACCATCAGTGGGAGAACTCGCGAAAGCCTTTGATAAAATACGAGATCATCATCGTGGCGTGTCTGCGGATTTAACACAGCTGCTTCCAGGAGTTCATGCGCCATTTTCAAATGAAACTTCGCCTGTTCCATGCAGTACTGAACAGCCGGGTCCGTTTGATTGATGTTATCTAGGTGTGGGCACACATGAGACTCGAGCTCATAGAGTGCCAGTAAGGCTTGGTTTTCTTCTTGATTCATGGTTGAAAATATAATTTCATTGGAACACTTAGGTTCTAAACAGTTGGAATAAATTCCCATCTGAGATCATGGCAAATCTTTTTCCATATGACATCTTGTTGGTAAAGTTTCTCTTTAGACTTGAGAAGTGGAAAGTATTGAAGAAAATCATCTTCACCTAAAAGTTCACAAAATTTATATAGGACGTATGAGTAACTTAAGAAGTTTTTTCTTTCTGTCGGACAATTGTCGTCAAAAGGTCTTTGTATATCTTTGAACATGATTCGTAAAGTTTCTTCTAGTTCTTGTGGCATATTTGGTGGTTTGATTCCATTCAAAATATTTGTGATGTACGGAACATGTTCATAGTATTTATTTAGTCTTAATTTTTTCAATAAACCACGTATCTTAGCATGAGTAATATCCATTAGATTTTTGATTTTCATCTTTTTTAGTTCACTTCTTAATTGTTCAATAACTTCATCAGGTATAGTGGTCATCTCTTGTGCTTGAAACTGACTCAACCATTCATTGAAATGATTTTCTCGTTTGTATGAATAGTTTATAATTTTCTCAGATGTTTCTTGCTCTTCCTTATACGTTAATTCGTCTGACATGGCTATAGCAACTACTTCACCGCAACCGTCACACACCAAATCCGCCGTTGATCTCATATGAATAATGTTACTGTATACACAATTTGGACACTGATCTATGTGTACAGAAGATTTCTTTGGTCCTTGTATATTCTTATTTTCCACCTTTATCAAATAGTCTGTGAATATATCCTTTCTTTTTAGACCAACAGTTTCTTTCACATTAAATACATTGTCGGTGTTTGACACCTCACCCTCACCTTCATCTGTATGTTGATTCATATATGGCATACATTTCATAATATAATCAGCCATTTCAGATTGATATTTACCTTTTTTTGATGGATCCTTCTTAATTAACTCGCCCCACTCATCCAATTTATTATTATATCTACTTAAAAAGTTTCCTTCCATTCTTATATAAAGAAATGCTTCTCAAACTTTTAAGTCATCTTTTATTTATCTATAAAAATTTAACCACACCACGAGACTATACGATTATCAAAGAAGAGTTGGAATATAAAATAGATTACGACTTAAAATACCAGACAGATGATACGTTTTGGGCAGAAGAGAGTAGAGATTGGGATGGCATTCTTGATGAATTTTATGGTAACGTAACTGGTAGGAATTTTAGACATACCTCTATACCACAAAATGTAAAATATGTGATTTTACGTATCAAGTATTATTACAATGGACATATTTATTCCGCTATATCAAATGACATTAATTTCAGACCAGGTGAAAATGAAAGTTCAGCGATG